AAGCAAGTGACACCGAGGAGTTCGGCGAGCTGGTGATGAAGCAGATCGAAGAGAACAAAGAGATCACGCGGATGCTGGACGGGGCAAAGTTCCTTGTCCGGTTTACCCACGAAGTAGCTGACGCAGCAGCTAAAGATATGTTGAGCGACAGCAGAGAAGATGAACCGATCGCTCGGTTCTCCAATAACTAACAACCAATAACGAAAGGTAAAATACTATGACTAGAAAGTTCGTAGGAGTAACGGTTGACCCCGATAAGGTAGACGAGTTGTGTCTAGCTGTCGGCTTGGTCGAAGGTGTGGAGATTGTCCACGTCACAGATGCCCGAAAGAAGAAGGGTACACTCAAACCAAAGGTCGGTGTTCACTCGCCGCAATCAGCGCACGACCCGCGTGCGGTTTGGATGTATAACGAGCGTGGAGCTATCGTTTTAGATACGAAGGCAACGCTAAAGAAACTTGGCCTAACAGTTGGCCAAGTGATGCGTATGACAACGAAGCTCGGGACGCTTGAGAATAGCGTCAAGCGTAGCTTACGGACGAAGCGTGCGTTTGAACGTGCGCGTCGCAACAACGAGACAGCAATTCATTTCAGAAAGGAGGCAGCATAATTTATGAGAGGTTATTTAATTGACCCGAAGGCTCGGCGTGTGACCGAGGTAGAGGTTAGTGACAAGTGGCAAGAGATTGCCGAGATCATCGACGCTCGTTTCTTCTGCGTTGGCAGCTACTTGCCCGACGAGGATACGGTGTTCGTAGATGATGAAGGCTTGTTGACTGAGGGCGACAAGTATTGGTTTCAACTGAAGGTTGAAGCTATCGGAGCGACCAACCCGTCACCGCTATGCGGTAAGGGTTTGGTGTTGGGAGCTGATGAAGAGGGCAACAGCGTTGACCCAAAGATCAGCCTTGAAGATTTGGCCAACTCAATTCGTTGGGTTGCCGATGATGAGGTCAGCGAGCAGCTGAAGAATCCAACCTTTGAGTTTATTGCACTATGACAACAGAAGACTGGGGTAAGTGGCTCGACAGTATGAGCAAGCTATCGGTTGCCCAGCTGTCGGATGAGCTGGCCAAGCAGACCAGCAAACGGATCGCGGAATACAACGAGGCATCGGCCAAGACTAGGCCGGTCTGGCCTCGCGATGAATCCGGCAATGTTTACGACGCAGCTGATACCAGCGGAGCAGCTGGTTACTGGACGGGAGGTGTGCAATGACCATATCCAAGACCGGAGTAATCAACGGGCGAGGCAAGTGGTTTCGCTGGGTCAGCTACCTAACAGCTGAAGAACGTGCAGAGGTTCGTAACGGTGGCGTTGTGTTGGTGCGGGATAACAACCCGCACCACACCACCACCGACTACAAGCTGGTCACATATTACGAAGGGAAATATCAACACCGTAATTATTACGGGGAGGTGAATATATGAGTAGAGCAATCAACATCGCGAGGACGAAGGAGATCGCCCTCGGAGTTCAGCGAGCGCACAAGTTCGATCGAGTGAGCAAAGAGTTCATCGACCGAATGGAAGCCGAACACATTATGAACGTGCAGCGACGTGTGCGCGAGCTGCCAAGCAGAGGGAAGACAATCAAATGAAACAGAAACCTAAACGGCGGAAGCGGAAGCACACAACCGCGACAAAGAAGCGGTTGCTAGGCGAGTGTTACGAAATGCGTAAGCCGCTTGAGATGCGAAGGAGTCCTTGGGTTGGCCAAACAAAAGAGGTGAACAGCTGGGTTCACTTGAGGGACGGCAAAAGGACTGTTGAGGTATGAAAACCCTAGCAATCACAGCGGGGTTGGCGGCACTAGCCGCCAGCCTCTTCTCCACCAGCGAGAAGCCAGCTGCCAAAGAGGTTGTCGCCAGCTGGTACGGCGAGAAGTATCGGGGGAGGCCAACGGCCAGCGGTCGCTTGTTCAATCCCGATGAGATGACAGCGGCTCACCGCACCCTCCCCTTTGGGACGAAGGTTCGTTGTCAGCTGGGGCCGAAGTTCGTGGTGGTTACGATCACCGACCGAGGCCCATTCATCAAAGGCCGCACTCTGGATTTGTCCAAAGCTGCCTTTGAAAAGCTGGCCAGCTGCGAGGCTGGTCTGCTGAAAATCAAGATGACCGTTCTGAAATAATGCTGGCGGTATCTTTTATTTTATACACACTCCGAGCGAGTCATTGTATTTGACTCTTTCGTTATGCCCTCACCGGCTCCGGCTGGTGGGGGTTTTTTTATGGCCTACTTGCGTGGCACTCCCAGCACTTCTCGCTGATCTGAAACATCTGCATAAAGTCTCGCTGCGTGTAGCTCGTTCCGTCTCGGTACGGGTCAGCTAGGTAATAGACTTCCAGCTGCTTGTTGTAAGATTTGCACAACGCTTCGTTAGCCTTGCGCTTGGCGTTGCTGATTGCAGAGAGATTTATCGCCGCCAGCATTGCCAAGATCACAACAACCACCAACAGCTCGATGAGCGTGTGGCCTTTCATTCGTCCAGCAAATGCCAAGCACCGATAAACTTAATCCATTTCCCCACCGGCTCCCCGTCTGCTCGAAAGAAAACTCCGAGTGTTGAGTTCAAATGCTTCACCGGAACAACAAGCACCCAGCCTCGCTCGTAAATATAAGCGATGAGGAAGTCGCAGTCTTTTTTAGTTAGCTTGGTGTACCGGCCGTTGCCCGATCGCTTGCGGCAGCTGACAACGTACTTCGGCATCCTTCCGCTCGTTTGAATTTGGCCTGTCGTTTTGACTTGGATACGCAACAGCTTGTTGCCTTTGGTTGCGATCATATCGAAAGGGTCAGAGTTGTCGGGGATCATCTGGTTGTAGACTCCCCACCCTCTCAACATCAACTCGCTGGCAATCGCCAGCTCTCCAGCTGACCCCAGCCGGATGCGGGACGCATCTATTTGCGAACCGTTGGTTGTTGCCAGTTTGGTTCTAGCCACCGCCACGTTGAACGTATCCCTTCGTCCAAGCTGATGCGGTGTTGCCAACCCAGCTGTTTAAGTCTCGTTGAGTCCATCACTTTTCGGGGTGGGCCGTCCGGCATAGCCGGATCGAACGTAAGAGTCAGCCGCTTGCCGCTCGTCTCAACGATTAGCTCGGCCAGCTGGCGGATCGTACATTCCTCCCTCGTTCCCACGTTTAGAAAGCCGTTCGGTTCACAGTCTGAAACATCGACTCGCTTTAAGCAGAACGCGATCGCGTCAGCGAGGTCATCGACGTGCATAAACTCACGCTTCGGTGAGCCGGTTCCCCAAAGTTCAATCACGCTGCCGTCCACAGCCTCGTATGCCTTACGCAGCAGCGCAGCAACGGCGTGGGATTCTCCCACCCGAAAGTTATCGTGAGGCCCGTACTGGTTCGGCGGCATCAGCGAGTAGAAGTTGTCGCCGTACTGGTGGTGGTAAGCGTTGCACAACTCGATGCCAGCTGTCTTGGCCAGCGCATACGACTGATTGGTTGGCTCGTATGATCCAGTCAGCAGCGACTCCTCGATCATCGGTTGCAGCGCGTCACGCGGATAAATGCAGCTGCTTCCCAGTAGTATAAATTTCTTCAGCCCGTACTTGTGAGCCGCCTCAATCCAGTTCAGCTGGATGGCTAGGTTCTCGCGAATGAAGTCGGCGCGGTAGGTGTTGTTGGCGTGGATGCCTCCCACTTTTGCAGCGCACAAAACCACAGCATCGGGCTGATACTTTTGTAGCACCCGCTCGGCTGAGTTCGGCAGCGTGTAGTCAACCCGCTCGTCAGATTGCAGCGGCTCCAAGCTGGAGGATTGGTGAAGCCGACGAAGGACTGCACGCCCCACCATTCCGGTGTGGCCAGCTACGAATACCTTCAGCTCAGATCGAGCCGGTTGGCTGTCCCGTTGATAAGATTGTTGATCCATCAATCCTAACGTAACTATGCTTTTTCTGGATCGTGCCTCGATCTAGTCCAGCTGATCCTTCCTCTTCCGCATCTCTTTTTATACAGACATACTCGCCTTTGTCGTTCGTAATTTTTGTTTTTAAAATCAACCCGTCCGTCAAAAGATAAGTGAACAGATACGTTTCAACGCAGAACAACCAGCTTGATTTTTTAAGAGACTCCAGCTTGTGGTTGTCGATTATCATTTCATTACCGAACCTCTGAATTTCGTGAAGAGATTTGTTTCTGCATTTAGTTTCCCAGACTGCGATCAGCTGTTGGGTTCTGTTGTCGATAGCTATACCGTCCACTCTGGAGTAATCGCTTGAAGGCTCGTAAACTCTCCACGTCGGGTGAGTGGCAGCGATGATCTTCACCACTTCACCCTCGTACTCCTTGGCTTTTTCTTTGCGGTTACTACTCACTATCAGCTCTTGTTGCACGACCATACTTGTCCTCGATTCTTTGGATGTCCTCTTCGTCGGTGATGTCTCCCACTTGTACCTCAACAATCACAGCTGGCGTGTGTCCGTAGTTGGCAATCCGATGCCTCGCACCTTTCGGAATATAAATTGACTCGTTTACTCCGAGAGTTTTCTCCAGCTCATTCAGCACCACGTTCACCTCGCCAGCTACAACCACCCAATGCTCGGCTCGGTACTTGTGCCGCTGCAAAGACGTGGCCGACTCAGGCATCACAACCAGCTGCTTGGTTTTGTGGTTCGGCCCGTCACCAATCACCTCAAAATATCCCCAAGGCTTTGCTTGTTTGTAAATCATTTCGGGTATGTCTTATCTATTTGGTGGTCAACCATTCGCTGAACCAGCTCTTGAAACTCAACAGCTGGCGACCAGCCCAAGTCTGCTTTGGCTTTTGAGTAGTCACCTCGCAAAGCCCACAGCTCATTGGGCCGCTTGAGTCGCTGATCTATCTCGACGAACTCCTCGTAATCGCCCAGCCCCACGTACTGAAATGCTTTGGTTAGAAAATCCTCAACCGTCCACGTCTCGCCGGTAGCTATAACATAATCGTCATCGTGCTTGTACTCGTTGATAAGAATAGCTGCGTCCATATAGTCCGGCGCGTACCCCCAGTCCCTAGCTGCATCAAGATTGCCAAGCTTCAACGAGTCTTCCCGTTTGTTGATCGCAAACTCAGCCGCAGCTTTCGCAATCTTTTGGGTGACGAACGTGTTCCCTCGCCTCTCCGATTCGTGGTTGAATAAGATACCGCAGCTAACGCGCAGACCGAGATGCCGATAGCGTTGGGCTTCGTGATGAGCAGCTGTCTTGGCTATGCCGTAAGGCGATACGGGTCGGAGCGGAGTGTCCTCGGTGATCGGCTTGAGGTTGCCATCGCTGTCAAACTCTCCGGTGTTGCCGTACATCTCCGACGTACTGGCTTGATATAACCTCGCGTTCGGGCAGATGTCCCAAGCAGCTGCCATTAAATCAGCTGCACCTATAAAGTTGGTCGCAGTTGTGTGGCGCATCACCGCAAACGAGTCCCTCACTTGGGACATTGCGGCTAGGTTGTAAATCTGATCCGGCTTTATCGACTTCAGCGCAGAGCGCAGCGAGAGGTAGTCGGTCATATCTCCTCGATGCAGCTGCAACCGATCAAAGATATGGTCGATCCGTTGGGTGTTGAAACTACTCGCTCGGCGCACTAGCCCGTGAACCTCGTAGCCTCTAGCCAGCAGCTTCTCAGCTAGGTAGCTGCCGTCTTGGCCGGTGATGCCGGTAATAAAAACCTTCGTCATTTCTTTTTCAGTATCCGAGCGATCTCGCGCACCTCGCCCAGCCTTCGCTTGTCCACCTCGATCTCTCCCCCAACCTTCTTTACCGCGTTGTAAACGATAGTCCGGTCGCGGTTCCAAAACCTACCGATGTCAGACTTTCTGAACCTCATACTGCTGGCGAGGTACATACAAACGTTGCGTGGCCAAGCTAATCGTTGATGCCGGTCTGGGCTTTTCATCTCAGCTAGGTCAACGCCGTAAAACTCACTCGTTGTTTCTGCTATTCGCTTTTGATTCATACTCCGTAAATCTCTTTGATGACATCGAGGTGTTGCATCTGGTCGTATTGCTTGTCCTTCCCGTCTCGCCTAAACCGATCATTCTCAACCCAGCTTTCGGTTGAGTAGTGGTAGGTGTTGCACTCCATTGGGCTGGCCTTCAAGTCCTCGATGTGGTTGTCACAGCCGTCGATGAATTGCCTCTTGGCTTTCGACCCAAACGCTACCTCTGAGAATGCGTGAATGCTGCACGTCTCGTAGATGTAGCCAGCCCAGCCATTCAGCTCCTCAACTGTTCGCTCTCGGCTGCGCTTAAATATTTCTTCGCCTAGTCGGAGCAACAGCTTGCTCCCTTTCCTAGCCGCAAATATATAGTCAGCAATCAGATCACCGTCGTAGTTAGGGTGATCCTTTAGATTGAAAAAATTAGCTTCTGATTTGAGTTCGGTGAACGTGCTGGCCATCTTGATCGGGTACACGTCGCAGTCCACATACAGTCCACCGTATTTGTGAACAGCTGCGATCCGCTGGATAGCTGCCTTCTGAATCGTGGCGAAGTTGCAGTATTGGTCAAACTGTTCGGGCCACGTTTCTTTTATGTGACCAACCAGCTGATCCCCTTCAATAAACTGGTAGCCCCAGTCTGGATTCAGCAACCCCCAACGCTCAACCGACACCCGCTCAAAAGCACCGAGGCGGGTGTAGCTTTCGTGAATCTGAATTATGTTATTGGGTATCAAAGTTAAAAAAGTGGTTCATCGGTTTCCCCGCTTGAGCAGCTGCCACAATAGCGAACCGGATAGAGTCGGGGTTGACCTCCCACTTGTCGGGGATGATGTCGTCGAGCGAGTGGCTGGTGAAGAGGAAGGTGACAGCTGAGTGGATGTCGCTGGGTTCCATCCACTTTGGCAACGGGCATCGGCTTGGATAGGCCCGTCGCAGAACAGCTTTAAGTGCAGCTGAGTTGACGGTGTTGTCCGCGTTGATGAGGCCAAAGCGATGCGCCTCCCCGAAGTCGATCGCGGCTTGCACCACAATCGCACTAACCAATTCAGAAAATCCTTTCTCATCGACCACTCACCCTCCTAAAAAATACAGCTGGTGTTCACTATGAGGACAGGCCAATACCAAGAAAACCCGCCCAGTCCGGCGACATCCACCGGCTCTATGCCCAGCTGTGTAAACTATTTCTTCGCAACCTTTATCCGCTCCCTCAACTGAGCGTTGAGTTCGGGGTTCTTCCGAGTTCCTCTCTCGGCAGTTTCCAGATCGTTCTTCCGCGATCTCGGATCAGCTAACAATCTTCTAGCGCGTGCCTCCCAATATTTCCGCTTCTGATAATCCTCTCGGCGTTCAGCTGCGTAGCTGGTTCGTGGCTTCTCAATGTCAGAGAAGTCGGCCAGCCGTTCCTCGCTTGGCGGATTCTTGAGCTGCCACCACTTAACTCGCCTTCCGTCAAACAGCTCAACAGTCTTGTCCACTAGCTGCTTAACTCTTTCTTTCTCCGATTCAGCCATTCGGTGTGTTGCTCGTCATACGCGCTCTCAAATCTGATTTTGTTTCGGACGAAGACGAGATCGACTTCGCCTTGGCGACCGGCTCGGTTCTTTCCTATGCACAACTTGAGCAACATATTCGGGCCGTCCCACATATCGGGGTCTTCAACGTAGAGGAACGCCACCACGTCCGAGTCTTGTTCGATGCTGCCACTCTCCCGTAGGTCGGATAGCCTCGGCCTCCGGTTCTCCCCTTCGATCGCTCGGTTTAGCTGGGCCAATCCGATCACCGGAACTTGGAGTTCCATCGCCATCTGTTTCAGCTCGCCTGTGATATTGCCGATCTGAACGTGGCGTTGTGCTTGGCGATCATCCCTACCAGCTTTGATTAGCTGGATGTAGTCAACGATGATTAGCTTCACTCCCTCGTCCCGCACCAAGCGGCGAGCGTTGCTGCGAATCTGGCTGACGGTGAGGTTGCCGTTGTCCACGATATGCAGCGGGGCGGCTTTCAGTTTGGGCGCGACGTTCGCAGCCTTTGACATTATCCGAAGTCGCTGGCTGGCTACCTCAACCCCTTCGTTTATCACATCGCCGATTAGGTTTGTGTCGGACAGCGAGCAGAGCATCCGAAGGTTCAGCTCGTCCTCGGTCATTTCGTAGCTGAAGAACCCAACCGGCGTGCCGCTCATCACCAACTTCTCCGCGATGTTGCCAGCCAGCGCAGACTTTCCTACGGCGGGTCGCGCAGCGATCGTAATTAGCTGGCCACCACGCAACCCACCGAGGATTTTGTCTATGCCTTTGAAGCCGGTGGATACTCCGGCTCCTCGGCCTAGATGAGCGTCCTCCAACGTATCTACTATCCGCTGGAAAGACGCTGCTCTGTTGTCTGTCTTCGTCGAAACTCTGTCGGTAAGGGAGAACATTGCCGACTCTGCATCACTAACCAGCTGGTCAATGCTCTCGCAGTTGCCAGCTTTGTCAGCCAGCAGCAAGCCAGTCTCTTGAACCAGCCTCGCCTTCCGCTGCTCGTCACACACCTCGGCCCAGTAGGGCCAGTTCAGAGGAGATGGACACGCTGAGTCGGCTTCCAGTACGTCGGATAAAGCAATTGAAACTCCGCCGTCCTTCGCTTTGTGACCCAGCGTGTCCGCTGTTATGACTGTGCCGTTACTGTCCAGTTCCTCCATCATCTTCCACATCCTTCGGCACTTGAGGTCGTGGAAGAAATCCTCGTTGATTCCAGCTGATCGAATGTCATCGAACTTCGACTGGATAGCTGCACCGATCAGCCCTAATTCGGCATCACGATCGTTCGGTATTTTTTGTGTGATTTTCATAGATAGAATTATGATGAGTAGCAGTTTCATTAGCTGGCTGCGTCCATCAGATACCGAGCCTCCTCTGCGGAGATACTCGGTTTGGTTTTGGTTTGTGTCGGAGCGGCTTTCTTGTTTCTCACCCAGCCTCGGAACATCGCCTTCCAACTTTTGATCGGCTCACCGTTGGCCATCCACCCACGCTCCGAGTAGGTGGAATAAAATTCTTCGACGAGTTCGGCGGCACTCTGCGAGTCTGCGTACTTCGCCACCTCCTCCTTCGTCGGAGGAGTCGTTGCGTTTAGGGTTTTGGTTTCCTCTCCCCCTACTTCTAACTTACGTACTAGGTACGGAGTATCCATATTGGTACGATCCGTACCAATTTGGATACTAACCGTACCAATTTGGATACCCCTAGATTTTGCAGTTCTGAGGGCTTTGAAGACTGTATTTCTAGTAACCCCAAGCAGCTTGGTAAGCTCTATTTTTGAGAGGTGAGGATAGGTCATAGCGGCAGCCACGATCACCTTCGTGGCCAGCGACAGATCGCTCCTCAACACCTCATCTGGAATCTCAATCGTCACTCTGAACTAAACTGCTCTCTGCTAAAATTTCCATTAAGTCTTCACCACCAACAACGCAGATAAATCCCCTCTGGTTCTTGGTGATTGCCACCACCGGAACCTTACCCTCCGGTGCATCTGCCACAGCTTGGTCATACGCGGCCCACACGTTGAGCTTCTCGACGTTTTTCACCTCAAAGTGTAGGTCGGGTAGCTCTGGGCAATTAACGTCCGCAGAGCCGCAAGGAGACTTGCCACTAAATTGTTGGGTTCGGTAAGCGGTGGAGAATCCGGCGTCACGCAGAACGTCACGCCAGAGTCTCTCACCGCGCTTACCCTTCTCGCGTTGGTACTTCCCCATCTTCGATGATCCTCACAGCCTCACGCAGTCCCTCGACATACGCCTCCTTCTGTACCCTCTCCAGAGATTGGGGAGTCATTCGGAGGTAGCCTTCCTCCTCACGCAGCTTGCTTTTCAGTTCCTCTAGTTTCATTTAGTAACCTCACGTTTGCGGCTGGGTCGAAGTTGTTGTTCAACTGCCACAGCTGGCAACACGCCTTGAACGTCTTCCACGCCTTCGACAGTTCCTTCGTTGACCACACTCGGACGTGCGGGTAGCAAGGGGCTTGTCGGCATAGGACGACACTCATCACTTGTTGAATCCGAGCTGGTTTGGTTGGCCAGCTGGCGTTCTTGTACGCAGCTAACTGCTGAACAAAACTGTCGTAGAACTTGGGCTGCGGTTTCCCGTTTTTGTCCTCCTTCACGTCTTGAGTTTTGTAATCAAGCAGCGTCAGCTTTCCATCCACATACGCCAGACCGTCAACCTGACCAGCGTAACCGAGCTTCTCGTTGACGCAGACAAACTCAGTATCCACAAACGAGACTCGGTGATCTCTAGTCCAGTCGATGTAATACTTCATATACGGTTTGATCTCGTCGTACTTCTCGTCGAGGAAACCAGTCTTGTTCAGTTCATCAATCGCGTTGTGATACAACGAACCAAACACGCGAGCATCAATCATCTCCTTTTGCGCCAGCTTGTATATACCGCTGGTGTACTCCTTCTCGTCCTCTCCGGCCACGATCGGGCTTTTGATACAAGCCTTAACGATTTCGCCTTGCTTCCACCGTTCCAGACCTTCGTTGGCAACCACCTTTGTAATCGCCGTCACGCTGGGGAATAAACCCAGCTTGCGAGCATCGCCTTTATCGGTGTTTCTCTCCCCACTCCCGTCCTTCTTCGGGACTTTGTGAAGAGGACGGCCATCGGGATAGTACCAATGACCGCCGTCACCATTCGTCTCGCGCTTCGTTGGTTCCGCGCTGAGAAACTTCATCAGAACGGCTCGTTGTAGGTTTTGTAATCCTTCGCCACGAACGCCTCAGT